AGATGCACCATCCTGCTGTGTGCTTGGAGCAGTTGCTGAAACTGTTGGTCCTTTTGCATCTGTTGATGCATATGCAGTTTTGTAACCAACCCAAGTCGTACCATTGTGTACCATTAAATCTACTTCATCTATTGTTGATGAGTACCATAATTGACCATCTGATGCCAATGAAGTAATTGCATTGTCGCTGGCATTGTAAGCCAAAGGTTTCCAATTTGAAATTGTGTACTGTTTAGGATTTGTAGCACTTGAAGTACCTACTTCATAGTATAAGTTACTTGTTGATGCTGGATCAAATCCAATCAATGCTAACAATCCGTTTGTGTCTGTGATGTTAATTTCACCACCTTCAGTGTGTTCTAGTACAAGTCTGTTTAAACTGTCAACACTTGCTTTAACATTGTTTAAACCAGCCGCACTGTTAATTGCACCTGCAATCACGTCAACGTCTTGTGCATTTTGATTTAAGTTTGCATCTAATACTGTGATAATTGCACTTGATGTAGAATTTACACCTTTTCTAGTTTCTGAAATTGTTAAACTGTAATTTGCACCTTGATCAGCAACACCACTACTTGTAACTATTCCGCCTGTTGCAATTGAATTGCCTGCGTTTTCTCTTCGGAAAACTTTGTAGTCTACTTGATCTGTACCATTGTCTGCATTTACATACAATGAACCTACTGCTAAATTTACACCGCCACCTGCTCTGTCTAAATTGTATAGAGCCGATGTTGCACCGCTTACGCCAGTTGGATATGTGCCGTAAACTGGAGCACTGATTTCTTCCCAAAGGTTTGTGCTTCCGTTGAATTTTTTAATTCTAAATCTAGCACCACCATTTGGTTCTGTTGTTTTAATCCAAATTGATTTAGTAACCTGTGCACCTGCATCTGTTCCTGGAGTACCCTTCCACTGTGGTACAGATGTGTGTGGATCAACTGCTACACTTGGATTGTTGTATTTTGCTACAACACTTAAACCAGTTGCCAACGCAAGTCCTGTTCCTTCTGTGATTGTTATTCCGCCGTTGCCGCTTGTATTGTCGTCAAATAATTGTAATCTGTTGCTAATATTTACAGCAGTAATTCCTGAAATGTTAGCATTGTTAATTGCTGTTACCGTTGCATCTAAATCGCCACCACCTGTTACTGGTGAACCGTTGATGCTCATTGTTAAACCAGATGTAGTTGGATTGCTTACTGTTCCTTCTGCTGTTGGTATAGAACCTGTCCATGCTTGTGAACCAACAAGTCTCCATGTACCTGAATTGTCTTTTCTGAATAATTCGTTTGCTGTGTTTGTTGCCACTATTGCATAGTCGCCTGTTTGTCCTACCGCAGTTTTTGGAGCACCACCTGTTGCGGCATTGCCACTTGCCAGGTCAGTTGCTTTTGTAACTACAATTGGAGTTTTACTTGTGAATACTTGTCCACCGTTTACTTTTGAAGCCGCATTCCATTCCATTACTCCCCATTTTGTAATAGATGAATCTAACCAATAAGTTCCTGCTGGTGGGTTTGCTGTTGGCACAGAAGCACTTGCTTCTAATTGACCTAAGTCAACATTTGCTCTAACAACGAATGCTCTGTTGGCAACTCCTAAATAAGAGTAAGCCGCTTGTAGTCCGTATTCATTTGTTTCACCGCCGTGGATAGGATTATTGTTTGCATCAGTCTTGAATACTGGATCTCCAAATGTTTCTGCTAATTCTCTTTGTGAAGTCATTAAGAACACTTTGCCGGCGTTTGCCGCTGTTGTACCTTGTGCGGTACCTGTTCCTGAACTGTTTGTTTTGTCTTGTGCCGAAGCAACAAATATCATTGGGACTGTGCCCGGTTCTGCTGGTGTATAGAAACTTTCGTCTATTACACTTACTTGAACTCCTGGTGAAACTAATGCCATTTTATAATCTCCTAATTCCTTTATCTGTTGTATTTATAAAGAATTCCTAAATCATAGGCTTTTTAGTGCTATCAAAAGGCTTCAAAAAGGCTAGGTAAATACTGTATATGAGGCCTTTATGTAGCATTTGTAAGCAAAAGCCGTGTGCAATTAATTATCACAAGGACGGCAAAGTTTTCTATAGACAGAAATGCAGTATATGTTTAAAACAGAAAAAAGGCAAAAAGGGTTGGCCCAAGTGGTGGTTAGCAGGGTATAGACCTAAAAAGTCCTGTGACAAGTGTGGACATAAAAGCAGGTATAAACATCAATTTGATGTGTTTCATATTGATGGTAATTTGAACAATGTGTCTTACAGTAATTTAAAAACTGTATGTGCTAATTGCCAAAGGGTATTGCATCTTGAAGGGGTAACTTGGAAGCAAGGTGACCTTGTACCCGATTTCTAAGAGCATCTACAGTAGAATCATTTTCCAATACTTTGTCAAAATGCACATTTGCCCATGCCCATTCTGATGGATGTATGTCCTCAGGTTTTTGACCTATGTCTTGATACATTCTAAACCACATAGGCAATGGGCCTCTTTTTACCCACCAAACTTCACCGCCTACTTCTTTAATCATTTTTGCTTCATTATCAAATCTAACATCTGGAATAACCCATTTTACATCTGGATTATCTAATACTTTCTTTTTTGTAAGACTTACCCATATACCATCATAGAAGCCATCACGCATACATTCTGTGCCAAACTTTTGTAATACTAATCTTGGTGTTACACTGTAACCTAATTCCTTTGTCCAGTATGCATCTTCCTTTTCACGCCATGCTCTTGATTCGTCTGTTTTGCCATCCAGTAGGTCTCTGTCCCAATCAAACATTGTTGCAACACTGTCTTTGAGTTTATCTGCAAAAGATAGTTTCTTAAAATTATAATTTGTAACCAAGTAATCTGCGATTGTGTCTTTGCCCGAACCAATTAGTCCGCATATTCCTATAATCATAATTCTAATTGAAATGTTCCTTTTCCAAATTTTCCTGTGGGAAAACAGTTGAATGCTAACCCTATTCTTTCCACATCTGGTTGTTGTGGATTAACAGTGTGTTCTAACCAAGATGGGAACAATAAAAGGTCTCCTGTTTCAGGTTGAACACCAATGTGATCACTGTTGTATTGATTTTTATTGCTTTCATCAAATGTAATTTGCACTGTTTGATGTACAAAGTTTGTGTACAAAAATGGCTTGTTAAAAACAATTGGCGAACAGTTAGGCGTTGTTTCTATGTAATACACTCCGCTTATCACACTGTTTGCGTGTGAATGTTGTTGTATCCAATCCTCCTTAGGAATTTTATTAATCCAACTTGTTGTTATTCTAAAATTTTGTTCAATGCCCATTACTGTTTTTGTAAAATATTCAAGAGCATTTTGTATTTTTATTTTTGTGTTTTTTAATTGCCCACTATTCAAAATGTGCATTCCTCTATTAACCATTGGAAGATGGTCGTCAGATTTGTCTCTTGCTACTGCTTTTGGTGGATACTCTAAACTATCTATCCAGGTTCTTTCAATAGAGTCTAATGGCCCAATGTTTGTTTTAAACAAAGGCACGGAAAATAAAGGAATCATTTTGTGTTGCATATCTTACGATATTACAACAAAATTATGATAATGTCAACTGTGAATTAACCAATTGTGAAACTGTAACCAACACCACCTGCTGTTTGTGTTGATAGTTCTTGGTCAAGTCTTTCTAACTCTGAAGAGGCTTCTTGTTTTAGTGCGTCACCGTTTAAGGAACTTCCCCCTTGTGGACCTGCAACTGTATTAAATTTACTTCTGGCTTCGCCCAGCATATATTTGGATATTGCCAAAGTGTAACTTTTTATCCATTTTTGTGCCAAATAATCATTCAATAATTCTGAATCTGGTCTGTAATTGTATGCATACAACAATAAATTTTCTTCTGCTCTTGGTCTTTGGAGTAGTGTTAATTCTTTGTTTGTGTTGTTCCATTTGAATTCTATAAAAGAACCAAACATTCTTCCTACCAATTCTTGATACTGTGCAAAAGCATTGTAGGTTGCTAAACCACCTAAGTTTGTACTGGCTAAAAGGTAGGTGTTTGTGTATGCTAGATTGAATGGTTCAAACAGTGTACCACCATCTCCACCACCTGTTCTTGAACCAATAGAACGTCTAAAAATTTTTCTAACTTCCATTACTTCATTAGGTAGAGTGTATGTGTTTTGATCTATCACAGTGGGCATGAATAGATATGATTCCTCGACTGAATGGTCAGATCTCTGTCTATATCTGTCGAATGCGTCTTTAATTGCTGTCTCGTAGTGGTCAGGATCTAACTCTACGTCGATCATACCACCACCCAACATACGGAAAACGTAGTCGAATATCTCTTGTTTTTGTGTGTTGAATTGTGTACTCATTTCTTATATTTATATGCCTTGAACTATTAATAAATATGCTGTATGCCGAGAATCAGTTTATATAAACCAGAAAAAGGTCCAGATTACACGTTTTTAGACAAGAATATTAACGAAATGTTCACCGTGGGTGGAACAGACGTTTATGTTCACAAATATCTAGGGCCTCGTAATCCAGACGAATCCGAAGCCACTGCGGATAAGCCTAGGTATGATGCTGTTAAAGAAACAAATATACAAGATTTGTTGTTTTTAGAAAACAGAGACAGAAAATACGATGAAAACATTTATAGATTAAGAGGCATATACAATGTGCAAGATGTCGACTTTGACATGAGTCAGTTTGGCTTATTCCTACAAAATGATACATTGTTTATGACTGTACCTATTAGTTACAGTGTTAAAACATTGGGTAGAAAAGTTATGCCAGGTGATGTATTTGAATTGCCTCACTTGAAAGATGAATATGCTCTTAATGATTTTAACGTTGCATTGAAAAGATTTTATGTTGTTGAAGATGTAAACAGAGCAAGTGAAGGATTTAGTCAAACTTGGTGGCCTCATCTTTATAGAGTAAAACTAAAACAAATTTACGATTCACAAGAATTTAAAGATATACTAAAACAAGATGCTGGAAACGGAGATGGTAAGACATTACGTGATGTGCTTTCTACTTATGAAGCAGAAATGAATATTAATAATGCTGTCGTACAACAAGCAGAAGCAGATGCAAGTAAATCGGGTTATGATACAAGCCATTTATACACTTTACAAGTTGATGAAAATGGAAAACGTGAATTAGTAACCACTGATACAACAGAATTAGATACTTCTACACTCAATGAATTAGCAGATAGAGTTGAACAAACTCCTGAAAGAACAGGCTATGATGGATATTTGTTAGGCGATGGTCTAGCACCAAACGGAGAAGTTTTTGGTCATGGTATATCTTTTCCAACAGGTTCTGTAAAAGGAGATTATTTTTTACGTACTGATTTTATGCCTAATAGATTGTTTAGATATGACGGCACACGTTGGGTCAAAATGGAAGATGCTTTACGTATGACTTTGACAAATACAAACACAAGAAATACAATGAAAACTAAATTTATAAACAACAACAATTATGTATTTTCTGGGCGTGTTGCTACAGATGTTGTTACTCTTACAAAAGATGCAACAACAATAACAACAACTATTCCGTATCCAGTTACATCAGCAAACTATCTATTATTAAAACTAGATACAAGAGAAATTACATACGCCATAGCGGATCATACAAATTTGATTACATCATCCAATGATAAGGTGTTTATAACATTACCTATTATTAGTGACGTTCAAGAAAAAATACCTTTTGATGGCAAATGGAATGTTGAATTATACAAAACAAGACAACAAGAAAGACAAAGTCTTTCTAAAGCGTTGCGACCACAGGCGGACAATTAATGAAAATAAGAGAATTATTTGGTTTTGCTGGAATTCCTATGGCACATACTGCCAAGCCGCAAGGGCTGAAAAAAGTAACAAAGTCCTACATGGGTAAAGTTAGAACATACTATGAACCAACTGGAAATAAGTTTAACGAAAATAATAGAAATATAGAAAATGATCCTTTTAAAGGAACATCAATAGAAGGTAAAGATTAATGCAATTTTTTTACGACGGACAAATACGTAGATATATTACTCAAATTGTTAGATTAATGAGTAATTTTAATTTTAAAGATGGTGATGGTGCTTTGCGTACAATACCAGTGATGTATGGTGACATTACTAGACAAGTTGCTCATATTATGCGAGATAATAGTGAGAATAAAATTATGAGTGCTCCTCGTATGGGAGTGTATATTACTAATTTAGAATTAGATAGAACACGACTTGCAGATGCATCTTACATTTCAAAAGTTCATCTTAGAGAACGTGCATATGATAGTGATAACAATGAATACCTTAATACACAAGGAAATAATTATACAGTTGAAAGATTAATGCCAACTCCATATACATTGAGTGTTGCAGTTGATTTATGGACTACAAACACTGAACAAAAATTACAAATTATGGAACAAATTTTAATGTTGTTTAATCCTAGTTTAGAAATTCAAACAACAGACAACTATGTTGATTGGACAAGTTTAAGTGTTGTTGAAATTGCAAGTATTAATTTTAGTAGCAGAAGTATTCCAACAGGTACAGAGTCTGAAATAGATGTTGCCACTTTAAATTTTACAACACCTATATACATATCGCCTCCAACAAAAGTTAAAAAATTAGGAGTTGTTACACAAATTATTGCAAGTATATACAATGAAAGAACAGGTAATATTGACCTAGGACAAACTATGCCTGAACTCCAAGCATACTCAGATGATTATTCTAAAAGTGTTAAATCAACAATTACAAAGAGTGCAGATGGCACTATAGATTCTAGTGCTACAACGAAAGAAGATGCAGATGCTGTAATTGCCACAACTGCTATTGGATATGATTTATTAGTGATGAATAATGTAGGTCAAGTAATTGACAAAGGCATTGCAGGCGCAGTGAATTGGAATAAAATTATTAAAACACTACCAGGAAAATACAATGCAGGATTGAGTAGAATATTATTGAATAGACAAGATATTAATCAAAGAGTAAGCGGTACTTTTGCTGTCAATGAACTTAATGAAAATCAACTTATTATAAATTGGGATGAAGACACAATTCCAACAGATACAATATTTACAGGAGTCAATTCAAGAGGCACAGTTGATTATATAATAGATCCAACTAAATTTAATCCGTCAGACATCAAACAAACAGGCACGAGATTATTACTTCTTGCAGATGTAAACAATGACGCTGACGCATGGAAAAACACAAACAACTCTTTGACAGACATGAATGAAAACGATATTGTTGAATGGAACGGATCTACATGGACAGTATTGTTTGACGCAAGTGCTAATCTTAAAGACAGTGAAGGTTTTGAAACCAAATTCATTACCAATTTAAATACCGGAATACAATACAAGTGGACAGGCGAACAATGGCTGTTATCATTTGAAGGTGAATATCGTAAAGGAACCTGGCAAATTCAACTCTAAATAATTAACTGTATGACCGAGAAGATTATTGGGTGCGGTGCATTATTCTATTCTAAAGAAACTAATAGATTTTTACTGCTACACAGAACGCAAAGTAAACAAAACAGAGTGTGGGGACTTGTTGGAGGAACCACCACTAATGAATTAGCGTGGGCAGGTCTTAAAAGAGAAATAAAAGAAGAAATTGGTGACGTAAAAATTTTAAAAACAATCCCAATGGAAACCTTTATTAGTAATGATGAAGCATTTTTGTATCACACTTACCTGTGTGTTGTAGGTCCTGAATTTTTACCAAAACTGAATAAAGAACACGATGGATTTGCATGGTGTACATTTAACCATTGGCCCAAACCTTTACACCAAGGTTTAAGAAAAACTTTGCAATCAAAAGTAAACCAAACAAAATTAGATACAGTATTTAAAATACTAAAGTTTTTAGATGATTAAAATTATTGGTGACATTATGTTAGATGCATGGGTAAATGGTGACTGCCAAAAAGTAAGTCCAGAAGCACCTGTGCTTGTTGTTAAAGAATCTAGCAAAGAATATAACGTAGGAGGCGCTGGAAATCTGTCTTTAAACCTGTCAAATTTGGGCACACACACGTCTCTTTATGGATCCGTGGGTAGCGACACCCCAGGGTTAAAAATACGTGAAATACTAATACAAAATAGTGTAAAATCCTATCTATCTTTGGACAGTAAATGCACTACTACCAAAACAAGAATTATAGGTCAAAACGGACAACACCTTATTAGAGTAGATAAAGAAGAACAATACAAAGAAAATATTCCTGCAGAAAAATTATTAGAAGACTTGACAGAAAGTGACACAGTGATTGTAAGTGACTACAACAAAGGTGTGATTAAAAAAGATACTGTGCAAAAAATATTGCAAAAATGCAAAAATGTTTATGTAGATCCTAAGCAAGATTTTACTGCATACGTTGGTGCATTTTTAGTAAAGCCAAATATGAAAGAATATGAATCCTGGTTTGGGGCATTCGAACCTAAATCCGCACAACAGCATTGTAAAGAAAATCATTGGACTTGGCTTATAGTGACTGATGGTGCTAACGGTATTCATGTTGTGAGCAAAGATTCTCACAAACACATTCAAGGTGAAGAAGTAGAAATAGCAGATGTAAGTGGTGCAGGAGATTCTGTGTTGGCAGTGATTGCACATTATCTGCAAACACACGATATGGTATCGTGCTGTGAATTAGCGGTTAAAGGTGCTCAAAAAATAATTCAAAAAAGAGGTGTTTCAATTATTGATAAAACTGATATTGAAGATACAGTAGTATGGACAAATGGTGTGTTTGATATTTTACACAATGGACATTTAGAACTGTTAAAATTTGCCAAACAACAGGGAGATATTTTAATTGTAGGAATTAATTCCGACAGTAGTGTAAAAAGATTAAAAGGTGAAGGAAGACCTTTTAATAATTCATATGTAAGAGAACAACAGTTACTACAACTACCTTGGGTAGACAAAGTGGTTGTGTTTGAAGATGATACACCATTAGAAAAAATTCAAGAATTTTCTCCGGACATTATTGTAAAAGGCGGAGATTATACAGTAGAAACCACAGTGGGTAATGAACTTGCTGAAGTAAAAATTTTTCCAACTGTTGAAGGATTTTCTACAACACAAATAATGGAGAAGGTGAAAAACAATGCAGAAAAAAATTCAAAATAATAAAATAATTATTGATAATTTGTTGCCTGAAAATGAATCAAAAGTAATAATTGATCGTTACTATGGTGAACACTTTCCTTGGTATTTTAAAAATTATGTTGTAGACGAATCACAGGTTGTAGAAGAAAGTAAAAAACATCAATATCAATTTACTCATCACGTGCTTAGAGAAGATGGAAACATAGTCACTGAACAGGATAATTGGCAGATGCTATTTCCTATCTTTAATAGAATTCATCCTAATACTTTTGTAAGGATAAAGGCTAATTTGGTTCCAAGAACTGAAAAAATTTACGTGCATGGATTTCACTGTGATTGTATGGTACCTTTAAGTATTACAGGAATATATTACATGAATACAAATGATGGTTACACTGCTTTTGCTGATGGAGATAAAGTAGAAAGTATAGCAAATCGAATTGTATTGTTCCCAAGTAACATGGAACATTCAGGGTCCACTTGTACAAATGCTAATTCAAGGGTAGCACTTAATATTAATTTTATTCCAAGATTCCATGAAGATTCAATGTACAAAGACATATTGACAATAGAACAATGGAATGAAATTGTAAAATGGTGTGATAAGATAGACTAAGATGAAACTTTTTACATTTGGTTGTAGTTACACAAATTACTATTGGCCCACATGGAGTGATTTGCTTGGATATCAATTCGATGAACATCAGAATTGGGCAATAAGTGGTCTTGGTAACAACGCAATTATGCAACGTGTCAATGAAGCACTAACGAAAAATAAAGTTACTGAAGATGATTACGTTGTTGTTCAGTTTACAGATTTTAACAGATTAGATTTACACTCAGTGGGCATATTACCTTTTGGCAATTGGAGAGCAGGTGGTAATATTTGGATGAAAAGTGTAGAAGAACCTTGGATCCAACAAACTTGGAATGAAGAAAGTTATATGTACATGAGCCACAATTATATTAGCATGACAATAAATTTTTTAAGAAGTTTACCTTGTAAATGGACTGTCACAAGTAGTGTAGATGTTCCTACTTTATTACAAAATAAAGAGTTTGTACACAACACAAATATTTACACAGGTTGGGTGACAGCAATTCAATCATATGCTGATGATAGGAAAAGTCCAGTGATTAATGTTACATATAAAGATCAAGATCCTATTAGTTTGTTTACAAAAAGGAAAAAAATTGAAAAAGATAAGCATCCATCTATAAGCACTCATGCTAATTGGGTAAAAGAACATTTAGCACCAAGATTAGGTGTTGACGTATCTAAAAATGAATTTATTCAACACTATTTGACAAATGATGAATTAGATGTTAACATGGTTGAAATGGACAACGATTATTACAAAAAATTTAAATGGAAAGGTGATTTCCAATATTTTGGTTTTTAAATGAGAATATTAGTTACAGGTGGCGCTGGTTTTATTGGACAAAATTTAATACAGCATCTTGAAAAAGATCATTTAGTAGAAGGATTTGAATACACTCCAAACGTTTATCCAGATCCATCTAAATATGATTGGGTAATACACTTAGGTGCAATTAGTTCTACAACAGAAACTAATGTAGATAAAATTTTAACACAGAATTACGAATATAGTATGCGTTTGTTACAAATGTGTGAACAAATGGGTGCAAATTTTCAATACGCCAGTTCGGCAAGTGTCTATGGTAATACAGAAAAATTTAATGAAGAAGACAATGTGTCACCACAGTCGCCTTATGCATGGAGCAAGTACCTATTTGATAGATTCGTAAAAGAAGCAGGTGAGTTTAATATTTTGGTACAAGGATTCAGATATTTTAATGTGTACGGACCAATGGAAGAACATAAAGGAAAACAAATGAGTCCAGTCAGTAAATTTATTGAACAGGCAAAACAAACAGGAGTGATTAAGATTTTTGAGGGGAGTGAAAACTACACACGTGATTTTGTAAGTGTGCATGATGTTTGTGAAGTTCATAAACAAATGCTTTCAGCAGATACTTCTGGTGTGTTCAATGTTGGCACTGGCACTAATATAAGTTTTAAACACGTTGCAGAAGTAGTGGCAAATAAATTTAATGCCAAAATAGAAGAAATTCCAATGCCAGAAAATATTAAAAAGCATTACCAAAGTTACACACGGGCAGACAATTCTAAAGTAAATAAATTTGTTAACGTAGATTGGAGTACAATTGAACAATATGTCGAAAAATTTTAATAAAGAAGGTAAGATTGAAAAAGGATGGGGATATGAAGTTGTATGGGCATCCAACGAACACTACTGTGGTAAATTTTTAGTATTCACTAAAAAAGATGCAAAATTTTCAATGCATTTTCATAAAAACAAAGATGAAACTTGGTTTGTAAATGATGGTGAATTTAAATTAAGATATATTGACACAAAGACTGCAACATTATATGAAAAGCCATTAAAAACTGGTGCAACATGGCACAATCCTCCATTGATGCCACATCAACTTATTTGTACAACAGATACAGGTAGTGTTACAGAAGTTAGCACAATGGATGATCCAGATGACAACTACAGAGTTATTCCTGGTGATGGACAAAAGACACCAGTAAGTCCTGCTGACCAACAAAGTTTAGCCAAAAAATTACTTTAAAATATTATTGAATTACGCTTGTGCTTCTGACCAACGCAGTGTAACTGTTGCTGGAACGCCACCTGTTCCTGCCGTTCTATAAACGTTAATCGCCAATACGTCCGGACCATTAGGGAAAGTACCTCTA